ATGCCTATCGACCCGCAGTACCTGCACCTGGTGCGGCCCGACCTGGCGCCCTACGACACGTTCCTCTACGGCCGCAACTCCCACGATCCGAAGCGCAAGACCCGGTCCATCGGCGACCAGCTCAGCGACGGCCGGGCCATGTGCGAGCAGTACAACTGGCCAGTGAAACGGGAGTTCACGGATCCCGGGGTGTCCGCGTCGCGGCACGCGCGCAGGAAGCGCGACGACTTCGAGGAGATGATCGACGGCATCGAGGGCGGCGAGTGCCGGATCGTCGTCGCCTGGGAGGCATCGCGCTACTACCGAGACCTTGAGATCTACGTGCGGCTGCGTCGGGCGTGCCTGGAAGCTGGGGTGCTGCTCTGTTACAACGGCCAGCTCTACGACCTGTCTGTCCGGGCGGACCGCAAGGCCACCGCCATGGACGCCGTGAGCGCCGAGGACGAAGCCGAGGGCATCCGCGACCGGAATCTGCGCACGACCCGCAGAGTCGCTGGGGAGGGTGGCCCCCACGGGCCGGCGCCGATGGGCTACCGGCACATCTACGACCCGGACACCGGCGAGCTGGCCGAGCGGATAGCCGAGCCCGTGGCGGCCGCCGTCGTGCGCCAGATCTTCAAGTGGGCCGAGGAAGGCGTATCGCTGAACGAGATCGCGCGCAAGCTGAACCGGCGGGGGCTGCCCACGCGCCTCGGTAAGCGGTGGCACTCCCGCACGGTCCACATGATGCTGAGGAACAAGGCGTACGTCGGCAAGCGCGTCCACCTCGGCGTCGCGCGCGAGGGCACGTGGGACGGCATCATCGACGAGGAGCAGTTCGCCAACGTGCAGGCGTTGCTCGATGGCAGGGTGAAGGGTCCGGGGCACGACACGTCGGTGAAGTGGCTGCTGTCCGGCATCCCCTATTGCAGCGTGCACGAGCCGGTGGCCCTGAAGCATGAGCCGACCACCCGCGGCCGGCGCATCTACCGCTGCTACGACGGGGACCTCAGCATCCAGGCAAAGATGCTGGAGGCGTATGTGGAGGAGGGCGTGCTGGAGTGGCTCAGCTCGCCCCAGGCCGCCGCCGCCTTTCGCCCGAGCCCCAAGGACGGCGCCAAGGTCCGCAAGGCCCGCATCCGGCTCAAGGCGTTGCAGGAGCAGCTCGACGACGCGCGTACGAAGGCGAAGACGCTGCGGCCGGACGGGCAGGGGATGGTGCTGTCCATCGACTCCCTCGCGGCGATGGAGGCCGGGCTGGCACCCCAGATCGCGAAGGCCCGCGCCGAAGCGGAAGTGCTGCACGTCCCGAAGCCGCTCCGGGCCATCCTCGGCCGGCCGCGATCGGACGTCGACCGGATCTGGAACAACGAGCTGACGCTGCACCAGAAGCGCATCATCCTCCGCCTGGTCGTCACCATCCGGCTGTTCAAGGCCCGCGCCATGGGGGTCAAGACGATCGAGCCGGGCCGGGTGACGCTCACGTTCTACGGTCAGCCCGGCTTCAGGCCGGCGTCAGCGCGCTCGCGCGGGGCCTGACCTGGCGGCACGGGCGCGAGGCGCGGTGCGCCCTGCGCCCCGGCTCGCACGGCCGGTGACCAGCCGCAGGTGCCCCTTCTCGACGGCGGCGACAGCCGCCGTCGACGAGCCAGCCGCCGCACCGGTCTGCGCCTGCGACTGGCGGCGCGCCGCCTCTACGCCCTCCAGGACCGCGCTGATTGCAGTATCGATTCTTCGCTGCTCGTCGGCTCTTCGCTGCACCACATAGAGCCGGTACGCGAGCATGCCCGCGATCGCGATCAGTGCGCCGCCTGCTGTGGCTGCAACCACCTGAGCAAGAACCACCAGCTACCTCCCCAGGAATATGCACGATGCAAGTGTGGGGGGATGCCTACTCTCCGCTCACGATGTGGCGAGATTGTGTAACTTCGAACATTCCGTAACCTGTTCGTAACTATCCGGTGCCGCTGGTGGACTCTCCCGAGGGGGGCGCCTCACGCTTCGCCTCCGCGTGATCCCTCTCTAGCTGCGCCTTCACGGCCCGCCACGCGGAGTCCGCCCCCTCGGGCGACAGCTCCAGCTCACGCACCAGCGCGGATAGCAGCCGGCTGGCGAGCTCCAGCTCTCGATCCAGCGGAGGCAGCTCTCCGCCCCGGTTGTCCCGGGTGACACTCTGCGCGTCATCGGCCGGGGCCGGCTCTCCGCCTGAGTCGATCACCTCGAACGCGGGGGGCGCCCAACGCAGCGCCCGCTCGATGCTCCTGAGCGTGAGTTCGCCGCCCGTGCTGTCGCCCTTGCGGACGGCGCGCAGCGTCTCGTACGAGACGCCGGCCGCGGCCGCGACCTGTCGCCACGTCATTCCCAGTTCGAGGCGTCGGCGGTTCATGGCCGTGTCGCGGCGCTTGGCCAGCTCCTGCATGTGGCTCCTCCGTCAGTCCATTACGCAATTTAACGCAACTTCCCGCAGGGGATGCCGCTGTCCCGCAGGTTCTTACCCCAGGCCAGACCACAGAATGCCGCAGCCCTGTTGTCTTCGCCGGTGGTCTGCACTAATCTGCGATGCCATGACGCAGAAACCCACAGGGCTTGTGCGCAGCCGACGACTCACGCTCGGCCTGACCCTTGAGGAACTGGCTGAGAAGTGCGCCGCCGACGGCGTGCCCGTACACAACTCGCAGCTCAGCCGAATCGAGCGCGGCATGGCCAGTTGCCGGCCGCGGCTCCGCGCCACCCTCGCCCGCGTCCTCGACATCAGCGCCGACGACGTGGCGCCGATGTACCGACGCGGTGGCCAGCAGCAGGACGCGGCGTGACCAGGGAGGAGCGTCGGCAGGTCCTCAGCGACGCCGAGCTGGCGGACGCACGTGCGCAGGCTCAGCGCGCACTGGACACCGTCGGCATCCCGCCCGAGCTGATCGAGACGCTGCGCCCGATCCTCGCCCCGGCCGCCGAGGCCCTCGCGGACGACGCGATGCCGCAGACGGCGGCCGCCTGACCGCATGAGATCGGGGCCGCGCCCGGCTGGACCCCGGATCGCGACCCCTCGGCACACCACACCCAAATGACAGACCCAGGAGTGGCACACCGTGACCACAGCATCCCAGAACCCGGAGACCCCACGCCCCGCCGAGCCGCTGGTGCGGACGGCCGCGGGCGTGATCGCCGCGGCGATCGAGCACGGCGCGTCGACGCCGGCCGAGATCGCGCAGGCCGAGGCCGACGCCGGGATCATCTACGACCCGCAGCGCGTCGAGGAGATCGCGTCGGCCGCGGCCGAGCAGGCCCACGCCGAGGACCAGGCCGAGATCGCCGAGCGCGGCCGCCAGCTCGCCAGCATGGCGGGCGCGGCCCGGCAGCGTGACGCGGTGCTGCGTCTCCTCGAGGGCCGCCCGGGCACCGACCTGCTCACCGTCGCCGAGATCGCCGCGGCCGCCGAGTACGGCACCACCGCCCTCGACGGCTACCCGATGACCCTCACCTGGAGCCACAGCGTCCGGATGCGTAACGGGCAGGTGATCGTCCACTGCACCTCGTCGTACGGCGGCCGCGCCGACCTCGTTGTCGAGGGCGACGCCCGCACGACGCTCGCTTCCCTCCTCCAGGCCGCCGCCGACCCCGACCAGCAGACCCCCGAGTACCTCGACACCGCGGACTACCTCGACGCCCGGTACGGGCCCGGTGCGTCCGACGAGTACGCCATGCAGGTCGCCGAGGCGCACGAGGAGGCCGTCCAGGACGAGCACGGGGAGGACTGGTGAGCCTCTACGGACTCGACACCTACCTCGGCTGGGACCAACCGGAGCACCGGGACGGCTGCAAGCGGCCGTCCTGGGAGATCGGCACCCGCACGCTGGAGCACGAGTACCGGAGCGTCGACCGGTACGCGGGCGAGCCGGAGGCAAAGCACTCCTGCCCGGCCGAGTCGTGCGAGCACGGCCCGTGGCTCGACAAGACGGTGGTCCGGCTGGTGTGCAAGTCCTGCGGGGCCGCGCACATCATCACCGGGGAGAAGACGCCGGAGACGCGCGTCTCAGCGACCAGCGTGCAGTACCTCGCGTACGGTCTGCCGCCGCGTCAGATGGCTGGTCTGCTGCTCTGGCCGGCACAGCCCTGGCTGGACTACGGCCGCCTCTCCAGCGATGAGCCGTACGACTTCGTGGTGACCCGCACCGGGGTCAAGGCGGTCACCCGGGAGGTGGTGGTCGGTCAGATCACCCAGGGCATGGGCAAGCTCAAGGGCAGGGTGTGGACCACGCTCGCCGTGCCGAACGCCGAGGGTCCGTACGGGCTGTCGAGCCAGATCCGGTACGCGCAGTGCAACGACGGCCGTGGCACCGGCGGTTCGCCGCTGCGGACGGTGCGGGCGGCTGCCCGCTGGATCGGCGCGCGCCTGGCCGAGGCCGAGGCTGCCGCGGAGCGTGCGTCGTGACCGCCATCGAGGAGACGCGCGCGGCCGCCAACCCCGGGAAGAGCATCCGCGACGGCAGCCAGCCGTCCGTGGACACTGCCACTCGGGCGACTCTGCCGCAGCTCGCCTACGCCGACGCCATCGATGCCGCGCTCGCCGAGATGACGCTCCCGCCGGACGTGCTGGAGACGGGCGTGCGCCGCGAACGGGACAGCAATCGGCGGGAGTTGTTCTTACGGCTGGAGTGGCTGCCCGGGCACGACGACCTGGTCACGTACGCGATGCAGGCGGACGGCATGGTCGTCGAGTGGTCGCACCTGGCCGGCTGGTCCGCCCGGACCGGAGCCGACGTGGACGGCTGGGACGTCGACGAGCTGGCCGACCCGGCCGTGATCGCCGAGGCCACGATGCATGCCGCGCTGTGTGGTCTGCGCTGCACCTGCGTCATGGCCCCGGGCGGCTCGGACGCGCGGTGGGAGCACGCCGTGTACCTGGACATCGCGCTGGTGGCGTACGCGGAGCGCACGGGCGGGGTGGTTCTGTGAGCTGGCCGCTGGCCGCGATGGCCGTCCTCCTGGTCCTCCTGGTCGTCCTGGTCGTCCTCGCCGTCGACGACGCCCGGTGGCGCAGGCGCCCCCGGCCCCGGGTGCGGCAGCGCCCCGCCCGGGTGCCGTACCTGCCGGACACCCGCAGCGGCTGGCCGTGGGAGCCGGAGTTCCTCCTCGTCCGCGGCCGTCACGTGCGGGCGACGAGGGCCCGCTACCGGTACGAACCGCCCCGCGCCGTCCCCCGGCCGCCGTCCCGCCGGGCGTCCGGCCGCCGGGCCGCCTGACCACCCCGATCCCCGGGCGGGCGGGCCGTGCCCTGACACCCGGCCCGCCCGCCCGGCCACCACCCACCCGTGAAGGACCCACATGAGTGACACCGGCATCGGAGAGTTCTTCGAGCCCGGCCGCGCCTACACCACATTGGGTGACTACGTCGCCCCCGAACTGGCGGTGAGTTTCGCCTGCGCCGCGGTGACCCGCACCCCGAACGGCGACCAGATCGCGTTCGGATTCCTGCGCGCCAGCGACGTGCCGTGGACGCCGACCGGACTCGGCGCCGAGCACCACGCCCACTACAACGGCCGCACCTGGCACCCGACCACGGCGCCCGAGTGGCTCACCGCCGCGGTGGCGGCCGCCGCCGACCGGTCGCCGCTGGCCCAGGCCGAGGACGCCAAGCGCGCCCGCGACCTGGCCGGTGAGATCGGCGCCCTGATGGCGGGCGGGACGGCGCTGGAGTCCGCGCCCTGGTACCCGGCGCGTCCGGGCGACCTGGTCCACGTCCACTACGAGCAGGCCGGAGAGCAGCCTCCGTTCGGCGAGACGTACATCGTCGGCGACGCCGGCAACGGCTGGCTGAGCGTGCAGCTCCTCGCCCACACCCTGCCCGACACCACCCCGTACGCGGCCGACATGGTCGGCTGCTTCGCGGCCGAGGAGACCACGCACCCGGTGCACGAGATGTGGTTCGAGGCGGGACCGCACCTGCTGACGATCGTGCGGGACGGCCAGGTCGTGCACGCCGGGCAGGTGGCGCAGTGACGCGCACGGACCGGCGCACGCTCGTGCGCCAGCTCGCCGCCGACGGCCTGAGCCAGCGCGCCATCGCGAAGCGCCTGCGCATCGGCAAGGACACCGTGCGCCGCGATCTGGAGGCCATCGAGGGCAAGGGCGAGCCGGATCCTGCGCCGCAGGATGCGCCGGACGATCCGGCTGCGCCGCAGGCCAGCGGCCACGACGGACCGGAGAGCGCGCCGCAGGATGCGCCGCCGTCTGCGCCGGTCGACGCCGGTGAGACGGACGCCGGTGCGCCGCCTCGGCGACCGGTCGGTCTGCCGCGCCGGGTGGCGCAGCCGCTGGACGGGATCGACCTGAGCCAGTGGCCCGCGGCGCGCCGCGACCTGGCCGTGCTGGCGCAGAGCGGCAGCCCCGCGGAGGCCCTGGTGCACCAGGCGATCGTCGCGACGGCCTACGCCTACCGGCAGGCCCTGGACCGCGGCGACCTCCAGCCGGGACAGCCGTTCCTCGTCCGGCGCGTCGACCTGGTTCCGGCCGCCCGCCCGGACCTCCATCACCTGCCGCCCGCCCCCGCGACCGCCGGGGCCTGACAGACCGGTCCGGCCGCCCGGCCGCTCAGCCACCCCCCAGGGGGCGGCCGGACCCCATCCGATCGAACACCCGTACGGAGGACCTGTGTATCGCATCTGGCTCCTGATCTCCGCGGTGCTGCTCGCCGCGGTCCTCGGCTGCGATCTGCCGGCCTCCGGCGCCGAACCCGCGCCCAGCCCCGCGGCCGCGCCGTCCGCACCCGCTCGGGGGTGACGCGTGGCCGACCGGTGGCCGCTGGCCGGGCTGTTCGGCCTGCACGTCGACCTCGGCGACTACCACAGCGTCCGCCGCGTGTGGCTGCACCTGCCGACGGCCCGGTTCACCTGCCGCCACGGCTGCGACCTGGAGGCATTCGGCGCGTCCGACGTCGCCCACTTCACCGAGCACCTCGCCGAGATCCACGCCCGGACCTGCCCCGGGCCGACCCCGAAGGAGCCCACCGCATGAAGCCCACAGACACCCCGACCCCGGCCGTCCTGGCGCGCTGCGGGACGCCGGTCCCCGGCGGGCACTGCCCCGCTCCCGCCGAGCCGGCCGCGGCCGTGCCGGTGCGCGAGCCCTACGACCGCCACACCTGGGAGGCCGCGGTCATGGCCTCCAGCCTGCACCGCGGCACCAGGCTGATCGCGTTCGTCCTGGCCCACTACGCCGGCGACGCCGGGTACCTGCCCCCGGGCGGCCGGCAGCACCTCACCTCGCTGACGGCCTCCACCGGCCACAACCCCCGCAACTGCCGCCTCAGCCTCCAGCAGTTGGAGAACGCGCGGTTCATCTCCCGGCCGCCCATGGCGGCCTGGCACGACGACAGGGTGCGCCCGGTGACCCTCACGCTGCCCCCGGCCGGGTTCCGCTACGAGCCCGTCGGCCAGCCGCACCGCGGGCCGCGGCGTACCGAGCCTGCCCATCCCGGCGGGGCCGTCGCGTGAGCGGCCCAGAACCCACCGAGCAGTTACCGCTGCTGCCCGCCGACCCCGTCCGTTGGGGCGGCCCGGCGGCCGCGCCCATCTCCCCGATCCGCACCCAGGGCCGCACGGAGTACGCGGTCCAGTGCGAGGGCTGCGGCTCGATGCACCGCCACATCAGCCCCGGCATCCGCACCGCCCCGTGCGGCGCCACGTACACCGTGCCCGACCCCGACGAGCAGTCAGCCGACACCAGTTAGGACGCCGTGACCCGCATGCCCGCGGTCCCCGCCGAGCCCCGCCACCGCCGTGGCGGGGCTGGTGGCGCGGCCGCGGACGGGACCGAGCCGGCCTGGTACGGGCAGAAGGTGGAGGTTCCCAAGCGCGTCTGGGGGTCGGGCAGTTACAGCCCTGGGGCGGTGGCCTGGCACGCGCAGATCACCGCTCTCCAGCGGCGGCCCGAGCGGTGCCGTGCCTCCGTGGCACGGCTCGCCGAGTGGATGGGCGACAGCAAGCGCTCCGGTGAGCGCTACCTGCGGGAGCTGTCCGCCCCGCGCCCGGACGGCACCGCCCCCGAGCTGACCACGATCCGGCACACCGACGCTGCCGGCGACGGCGAGACCGCCGAGCGGTACGTCCGCGGCCGCACCCGCGACGAGCATTTCGCCCGGGTGCCCGTCCTCGCCGCCAAGGTCCTGCGCCACCCGCTGTTCGTCCTGTACTGCGCCCTGACCTACGCGGACGCCACGGCCACCCCGCTGACGCGCGCCGAGCTGGCCGCCCTCCTGGGCGTCACCCAGATCACCGTGCGCACCATGGCCCGCGAGCTGGAGCGGCTGGGCTGGATCACCCAGCACCACCGCACCGGCGCCCACGGCCGCAACGAGTACACCGTCCACGACCGGCCCCTCCGCGCGGTCCCCGACCTCCCCGACCATGCGCCGTCAGATGGCGGATCGGGTGCGAGCGCAGGTGGCGGATCCCTCGCGTCTAAGGAAGACGCTGGACTGACAGACCAGAGAAACCACCCGCCCACCGCCGTCTCGGGTATCCGCCGTAGGCGACCTACAGCAACCAGCGCGCGCGAGCGGGCCGAGCTGGATGCGTTCGGCCGCCGCCGTGGCCTGGACCTCACCCCGGACGCCTGGCGCACGGTGCGCGGGATCCTGACCCCCGTCGCCCACGACCTCGCCGCGCTCACCCCCACCGAGTGGGAGCGCCTCGTCGCCGCAGTCCTGGCCCAGCTCGGCGACGGCCAGACACCCGCCCGGCTCCGCGCCCGCCTGGAGCGCCGGTACGCCCGGATGCGGCCGGCCGGCAGCGAGCCCGACGGACGGCCCGAGATCCGCCGTACCGGCCGCTGGCTGATCGGCGCCGCCCTCACCCGCCACGGCTGCCCCGACCCCCGGTGCGAGACCGGCACGACCTGGCCGACCGGCGAGGACTGCCCGACGTGCGCCCTGCGCCGCGAACGCGCGGACGGCCTCGCACGCCTCACCGCCGAACTCGACGCCCGCGAAGCCGAGATGGCCGCCCGTCGCCCCCAGACGCCCGCACACCGCCTCCCGGACCCCGAACCCCCCGCGCCCCCCGCACGCCCCCCAGACACGCCCCCGCACGCCCCCACGGGCCGCGTGGGCGCCCCGCCCGGCACCGGCGGCTGGAGATCCCTCGTCGCCCGCGAACGCCCCCAGGCCGCAGCCGACGCCTACCGCCACCGATGGCACGGCGACCACGCCCACCACCTCGACACCGCCTGACCCCCGAGAGGAGCCCCCGATGTACGACCGCACCACCCCGCGCCGCACCACCGGCTACGGCACCTGCGACGACTGCGGCCGCCGCGTCCTGTGGTGCCTCACCACCGCCAACCGCAGGATCATCGCCGTCGACCCGCCCGAGGACATCGGCGGCAACCAGGCCGTCAGCGTCCGCGACACCACCTACTGGACCCGCCAGCTCTCCGGCGACCGGCCCCGCCCCGAGATCGGCGAGACCCTGCGCAAGCCGCACATCGCGTCCTGCCCCATCGCCCGCGCCGCGGCCGCCGCCCGGGCCCGCGCCCGGGCACGCGCTGCGGCCGCCGCCCGGCGCCGTACCGCAGGCCGCACCACCACCGGCGTCCGGCCCGTCAGGTGGCAGCGATGACCTCCCGCGCCACCGACGAGCAGATCGTGGCCATGCTCCGCGCAGGCGCCAGCCACCTGGAGATCAAGGCGCAGCTCCGCGTCGGCGGCGACCGGATCACCCGGGCCCGGCGCGAGGCCGGCATCGACCCCGAACCCGGCCACATCCGCTACACCAGCGACGACGAACGCCGCGAGGTCGCCGAGCGCCGCTACCCGCACGTCGTGGCCATGCTCCGCGACGGCGCCACCTACCGGCAGATCATCGCCGCGACCGGCCACCGCCCCACCACCATCTCCCGCGTCCGCCGCCTCCTGGACATCCCCGTGCCCGCCCGCCCGAACGGCGCCCAGACCATCGCCGAGGCACTCGCCCGCCACGTCCAGCCCCACGGCGACGGACACGCCCGCTGGACCGGACCCCACTCCGACGGACACCCCCACCTCTGGTCACACGGCCGCAACTACAACGGCCGCCGCGAGATCTTCCGCGCCCACCACGGCCGCGACCCCCAAGGCCCCGTCACCACCACCTGCGACCAGCCCCGCTGCATCGCCGGCGCGCACCTCGCCGATGACCTCACCCGCCAGGCCGCCAGGCAGCTCGACGCCACCTACACCGCGATCTTCGGACCCGACGCCCCATGACCACCATGACCCCCGCCCAGGTCCTCACCGTCGCCGCCATCGGAGGCGCCGCCGGCGTCCTCGCCGCCACCGCCCTCGTCCTCCTCGGCGCAGCCCTCTACCGCGCAATCGCACACCTGCCCGAATGGCGGCAGCAGTGGAAGGAGCGGCGCGCCCGCCGCGAGGTCGACCGCATCACCGCCCTCTACGACCTCCCCGCCCACGACCCCAGGGACCCCCGATGATCCTCAGCGCCGCCGCCTGCGAGCCGGGACGCTTCTGCCCCCACCACCCCGTCGACCCCGGCCTCCTCGTCCTCATCGCCGCCGCACTCATCGCCATCACCCTGTTCGCGACGGCCGCCGTCGCCCTCGTCGCCACCATCGACCAAGCCGCCCGCTACGTCGCCCGCCGCATACGCCGCGCCCGCACACCCGCCGCGGCCGCCCAGGCCCCCGAGCCCCGACCGCCCCACCACCTCGCCGTGATCGCGGCCGCGCTCGACGACTGGTGGCTTGTCACCGACCCCCGCGCACCCTTCGACGGCGCCGCCATCGCCCCCCGCGTCGAGACCTACCTCCTCAGCAGCGGCTACGAGATCACCCCCCGCCCCTGACCCGGCTCGCGCGCGCACGCGTACGCGCCTGCGATCACGCGCGCGCAATCGCAGGCGCGCGAGGACACCACCCCTACCCGCCAGTAGAAATGGCCGCCGTACACCGGCCGGAAAGAACGATCATGAACTTCGAGTACGTGAAGCCCGACGACCCCTTCATCGCCGACCGGGTCGGTGCCTGCCTCGAACCGGACGCCCGCTGCCAGCACGACCACCCCGTGACCTTCCTCGGGATCTACGGCCACCGCCGCACCCAGCCAGACCAGACCGAAGAACGGCTCGACGTCGTCATGACACGGTGCGCCCTGGCCTCACTGGCCGGCCTTGTCACGGCACAGATCGCGCACGACGAGGGCGAGGCCGCCGCCGACGCCTTCCGCGACCAGATCGACGCCTACGCCCGCCGCTACACCGCCCCCGTCCGGGAGATGAGTGCGGCCGGACGCCTCTGCTGCCAGGCCGGCTACCGCACCGGCGGCACCGAGCACACCTGCGGCCGCACGGCAGACACCGCATGACCACCTGCACCATCGGCCACTGCCCCCGGACCGCCGTCGACGGCTCGTACGCCTGCCCCGTGCACGCCGACGAGCTGCGCGCCTGGCTCGCGGAACTCCCCGGGCAGGTCCGGCTCCTGGCCGACGAGTTCCTCACCCCGGCGGCCGCGGCCGCCCGGGGGCGGATCGGCGGCACCGGGCGCGCCCACTCGCCCGTCCCCGTCGACCTGCGCGTCCTCACCCTGATCGGCCCGGGCCGCTACGACGCCGTCGGCCCCGACGACGACGGCACCGCGCCCATCGCCGCCGTCCTCGCCGCCTGGGCCGGACACATCACCTACACCTACCCGTCCGTCACCCGCGACCGGCACGGCACCACCCACATCCGCCCCTGCGAGCAGGCATGGCCCGCAGCCGGCCGCACCGTCACCGCCTGGTGCGCCTGGCTCACCGCCTACCTCCCCTACGCCCTCACACTGCCCGCGGCCGACGACCTCCACCACGACATCGACCACCTGGTCCACCGCCTGCGCGGCCTCACCCACACCGAGCCCCGCACCCACCCGCGCGCCGCACCCTGCCCCGCCTGCGACGCGTTCGCGCTCGCCAGCACCGACGGCCACTGGCACATCCGCTGCACCGCCTGCGGCCACGCCCTCACCCCCCAGGAGTACGACCAGCACCTGGCCGCCGTCCTGGACACTCACCAGAGCACCGGCCACACCACCGCACCCGAGAGGACCCCGCACATGTCCGAGACCGTCCCCGTCCCCGTCCGCGTCCTGCTGCTCTTCGGCGACCAGGCCGAGATCGTCGCCGACGTCCCCGCCGAGGAGCGCGCCGAGCCCGCCCGATACCCGGCCGCCGACATCGCCGCAGCCACCGGCATCCCCGTCGACCAGCTTGCCGGCGCCCGCCTCACCGCCGACGCCGCCGACGACGGCCGCCTGTCCAACTGGCGCCGCGCGTAGGCCGGCCCCCGGCCCCCGGCCCGTACGGACCGGGGGCCTTTCCTCACCCCAGGGTGTTGCAATCTTAGAAGTGACTGCTGTAAGGTTAGACATGTCGGGCCGGGGGGTGAGAGCCCCGGACCGGCGGCCAGTTGATAACTCCAGAGAGGAAGCCACGATGGCTGATCACGAGGACGAGATCATGGGGGCGCTCGCCCACTCGATCTCGGTGACGTACTCGACCCTCGTCGACGTGTGTGAGGTGCTCCCCGTGCGGATCGCCCTCCCCGTCGACCGGCACATCCCGGCCAGCAACGCAATCCCCGCAATCCAGCGGGTCGCCGAACTGGCCAAGGACCTGCCCATGGGGGAGGTCCAGGAGGCGCAGCTCTTCACCGGCTGCATCCACCTCCTGGCCGCCATCGACCTCTACGCACTCTGCGCGTCGAGGTACGAGAAGACCAGGGCCGAAGGCGTCGGGGCCAACCTGATGGCCGCGGATGAGGCGCTCAAGCGCCTCTGGATCTGGCTCCTCGGCACCACTGGCTGATCTACCCGCCCCCCGGCACCCGGCCGGGGGGCGGCCTCATTTCCCCTCCCCAGGGTGTTGCAATGTTGGGTGCGACTGCTGTAAAGTTAGACATGTCAGGGCGGGGGGTGAGAGCCCCGGACCTGACGGCCAGTTGAAAATTCCAGAGAGGAGAGGCCATGGCAGACCATGGCGACAAGGAGCGGTTCCTCCACCTGGGGGAGCACCTGATGGGGATGCTGGAGTACCTCCGGGCACTCCTGCGGGACCTGCCGGTCCCGGTGGTCATCCCCGAGTTCCTCGGCGGTGACGCACCCGACCACGAGGCGATCATCGCGCTCGACAGGGCGCGCCGCCTGATCGAGGACGAGCCCCTCGGGACCTCCCGGCGGAAGGCACTCCAGGATCTGATCCTGGAGTGGTTCACCGCCTACGAGATGCTCGTCCTGAGGCAGGTGGCCGGACCGGCCGGATGGCGCCTCGACGCGGCCCAGTTCGCGATCAGCCGGTTCACGGTCATGGCAGAGATGATCGAGTCCGGCATGGTCGACGAGCTGGACGAGTAGCCCGCTCCTCCCGCCCCGCGCAGCCAGCCGGGGCGGGCCCCCTCTCCTCCTGGAACGCTCAACGGCCCCCGCGCCCCGCTCTCACGCACAACACAACAGGGGCCGACGCTGTCCCCGGTCACCCGGGGGTGAGAGAGCGTCGGCCCCACCAGTTGAACACTCCGCAAAGGAAGGCACCGCCATGGTAGACCCCAAGCGCTTGATCACTCCCGAGATCGCCGCGACCTACGGCGTGAGCCGGGACACCGTCACCAAATCCTGGGCGCAGCACAGTGCCTGGCCGGCCTCCGTCGGCAAACGCGGCCGCTACAAGGAGTACGACGCCCAGGCCGTCGCCGACTTCGTCCGCACCCACGCCCGGCGCCCCGCCGTCGAGCTGGAGCCCCGGCGCCTCTACACCGCGCAGGAGCTGGAGGCCGCAGGGGTCGGCATCACGGCCGGCACCATCCGCGCCGACCGCACCCGCCGCCGCTGGCCCGAACCCGACGACACCCAGCACGGTGTCAGCCGGTGGACCGGCGCCACCGCCACCCAGGCCCTCGCCGGACGCCGCACCTACCGCCGCCGCACCCAGGACTGACCCACGCACCTCTCCGCGTGCGTGGGGCGCACCGAGCCTGCCACACCCCCCCCGGCCCGACGTCCCGCGAACCAGAGAGCTGGACAAGATCGTCGCTTAGCGTCACACTCGTGCCAGCACCACACGTGTGCCCACGGAATCCCACCGCGCCGCCCTAGTGAACCGGCGCCGCCGCAGCCCCGGACCCACCCAGGCCCGGGGCTGCGCCACATCCCCCCGGAGGTGGTGACACGTGCCGCAGCTCTACAGCGCCCCACAGGCCGCCGCCCTCGCCACCACCTGGCGCCGCAGCCTCAGCGCCGGCACCGCCGCCGTCACCCCCGCCACCGTCCGCAAATGGCGCCAGCGCGGCCACCTCACCCCGGCCGGCCTCGACGACCGCGGCCACCCCCTCTACGCCCTCCCCGACCTCGCAGCCGCCGAGAAAGCCACCCGCGGCCGCGCGCTGCGCCTGGTCGGTATCGGCGCCCCCTGACACCTGCTGCGCGGGACACACCGCGGAGTGCGGCCAAGGTGTGGGCAGCGCCCGGGCAGCAGGGGTGACGTACTACAGGCTGTCGAGGATCTTGCCCCGCCGGTCCCGGTACTCCTCGTCCGTGATCGCTCCGGCCGCCCGCAGTTGGTCCAGCGTCTGCAACCGCGCCGCCACATCGGGCGTGCCCGCCGCCGGGGCCGACGCGCCGGCCGGGCCGACGGACGGCTGAGGAGCCGCGAGCCGGGCCCGGAGCGCGTCCGCCAGCGCCTTGCCCGAGTCCTTCGGCATCTGCTTGATCTCGGCCTTGTTGCCCGACGCGAACACGATCAGCGTCCCCGTGATCATGCCGCCCGCCCACTGCACCGAGCTGATCCGCCCGTACGGGAAGTCCTCGATCTGCTGCGACATCACCCCGTGCTTCAGGAAGATCAGCCGGTGGCTGGTCATCGCGACCAGCCCATTGCCCTTCCCGTACAGGCCAGTCGCGAGCATCTCGACAGTCTCGCCATCCCACAGCACCTCGGGCAGACGCTGAATCTCCCGCTTCGAGCCCAGCGTGCTCTGGAGCCGCTCGGCGGCCGCGTCGATGTCTGGCCGTACGTTGAACTTCGCCATCAGGGACCTCACTTCACCAGGGCCGGTGTGGAAACGGGCCTGTGTGGGGCCAGGACCGCGGACAGACGTGGGGAGCACCTGAGCGTATCGGGGCCACCGCGACCTAACCCCCTGTACGGCACAAGACCACCCAGGGCCGGGTGGGGAAGGCGGCGCCCGGGCGGCACGACCACCCAGGCGCCGCCTGGCAGCAGGAGGCGCCATGGCCGGCCGAGACGAACTGACCAGCTACCAGTACCGGCAGATGCGCGCCCGCATCCTCAGGGCCTCCGACGTCTGCATCATGTGCGGCCACGCCGCCTCCGACGCCGTCGACCACATCGTCCCCGTCGCCCGCGGCGGCGCCCGCCGCGACCCCGGCAACCTCGCCCCCATCCACGGCGTCGACGGCTGCCCCACCTGCGGCCGCAAATGCAACAACGACAAGGGCGACAAGCTGCTCAGCGAGGTCAAGCGCCTTCAGACGTCCGTCGACTGGTACGCCGGACCCCAGTAGCCCTCAGCAGCCAGTGACACCGGGCAGCCACGGCGCCGCACCGATGCCCTCCAGGTGAACGTCCACCTCGAACGCGCCCCACTCGTCCCTGGCGGACGTGCTCGCGTGCGCCGCGCCCTGCTGGCCGGTCGGCAGCATCACGTCATACCGGCCGTCCAGCATCTCGGCCCTGGCACCCTGCGGGAACCTCGCCTCGCCACCCCACGACAGCAGCCCCGGAACCAGCTCACCGGCCGCGCGCTCGACCTCCAGCACCGCGTCGACCACGTGCACCGTCGGGTTGTCGACGGACGCCAGATGCACGGGCCCCTCGTACGTCCACTCACTGATTGCCATCGGGCCATCGTCCCGCACACCTCACCGAAGGGGGCCCCTTGACCACCGCCGAGGAGACCGCGGCCGCGGAACACACGGACCGTCACGCCACAGCCTGCGAGCACGCATTCGCATGGGCCGAACGAGCCACCATCGAGTACGACCAGGCCGTGCGGCACGAGAACGACGCCCGCGGGCGCCAGCAGTACGACAGCGGCTGGCAACGCGACCGCGCGACCGAGTCCCGCGCCGCGGCCCAGTACCACGGCGTACGGTCCACCGAGGCACTCAAGCTGGCCGAGATGTGGGCACGCGTGGCCCGAGTGCTCGTGCCACCGCTCGAACCCGTCTGGGCCGAACTGGAGACCGCCGAACTGGACAGCACGACGGCCACACCCCAGTGACCGAGGCCGCCCAGCGGCTCGCCCGCCTGCTCCGCACCTGGTGGACGCGAGGGCAATCCGCCCCCGCTGCACAGCAGCCGCAACGCCCTGACCTGCACAAACGCACAACTCACCGAGAAAGTGCAGGTCAGAGCGCTGCGCCCAGCCTGGCCGAGCTGTGGGCCGACCCGGGCATCGTCGGCACCGAGAGGCGCTGACCTGCAACGATGCGGCCAACTGTGCAAAACCGCAGGTCAGAGCGTTGCCGCCAGTGTGCGCACAGGGCAGATTGCCCGCCGCCCGCACACATGCCGGACCGGCGGGCAAACCGGCACCGTTGCGCGCCGATCGCAACGCCCTGACCAGGGGCGATGCGCAACCGCGACCGCAGGCCCACATGCAGGGCAAAACCGCAGGTCAGAGCGCTGCGAGCGGCTCGATCCGGCCGGAGCGGCCGCGGTTTCTTGGTGGAGATCGTCTTCTCAACCCCGCGCCCAGCTTCCATTTTTCTCCCCGCGGTCCCCCAGGGGTCCGCCATGATCGCGGACCGGCGTCCGGCGTATAGGGGAGGCGATCATGGCGGCTCGTGCCATCCAGATTGGCGAGACCGGTGCGCACGTCGCGGCTGCCGTGGCCGAGCACCGCCAGAGCCGCCGATGGGACCAGGCCCACCTCGCCGCCCGCGTCACCGAGGCCGGCCGCCCCATGAGCACCTCGGTCCTCGGCAAGATCGAGGCCGGCGGCCGCCGCGTCGACGTCGACGACCTGGTGGCGATCGCGGCCGCGCTCGGCATCCCGCCCGCCCGCCTGCTGCCCGGCGCCGACGACACCGCGGTGCCCGATCCGTTCGAGGCCGCTGCCGCCCCCGGTCCGGTGCGGGCCCGGGTGCTGGAGGACATCGAGGCGCTCGGCGACCTCGACACTCTCGATCCGACGGCTCCCACTCTCGCGGCCATCGCCGTACGTCTCGCCACGGAGGTCGACGCGCCCGTCTCGCTCGGCTCCTCCCTGCAAGGGCTGTCCAAGGAGTTGCGCCAGGTCCTCGCCGAGCTGCGCTCCCTCTCGCCGGAGGAGCCGGACGATGACGACCTCGACGATCTGGCGTCCCCCGACTGAGTTCGCCGAGGACCTGCGCGAGCGGTACGGGCTGACCTGCCCGCCGGTCTGGGGCACACCGCGCCGGCCGGAGTTCCCGACGCTGGGCGGCAAGGTCGCCAAGGTCATGGAGGGCCTGGGCTACACGCCGATGCCGTGGCAGCGGTACGTGTGGGACGTCGCCCTCGAACTGGACCCGGCCACCGGCCTGTTCTGGTACCGGCACGTCGGCCTGTCCGTCCCCCGCCAGCAGGGCAAGACCCAGAGCCTGCTCGCCCTGATGGTCCACCGGTCGCAGGCGTACAAGCGGCAGCGGATCGTCTACGCCGCGCAGAACCGGACCATGGCGCGCGAGCGCCTGGAGGACGAGTTCTGGGCGACGATCGAAGTCAGCCGGCTGGCCCGGCGGTTCACCATCCGCAAGGCCAACGGGCGCGAGGCGATCATCAGCCGCGCGACCAGGTCGCGTATCGGGATCACGGCCAACACGGAGTCCGCCGGTCACGGTCCGGTCCTGGACCTGGGCCTGATGGACGAGCTGTTCGCTCACGTCGACGACCGGCTGGAGCAGGCGTTCTCTCCGGCGATGCTGACGCGTCGGACGTCTCAGCTCTGGTGGGCGTCGGCCGGCGGCACGGAGAAGAGCGTGCCGCTGAACAACAAGCGCACGGCGGGGCGGGCGCTCATCGAGGAGCTGTGGAAGTCGGGCGTCTTCCCGCGCACCGCGTACTTCGAGTGGTTCGCCCCGGACCACCTGGACCGCGCGGACCCGGCGACCTGGTACGCGACGCTGCCGGCGCTCGGCCACACCGTGACCGAGGACGTCATCCAGCACGAGCTGGACACCATGGGGCCCGAGGAGTTCGACCGGGCGTACCTCAACCGGACGCGGCGCAAGACGCCGCCGCCGGACCCGAACGTCCCGGCCGCGTCCTGGCCAGGGCTGGAGGATCCGGAGTCGATGCCGCGGCCGCGCGAGCTGGCGATCGCGGTCGACGTCTCGCAGGACCGGGCGTACTCGTCGATCGGTGTGGCCTCGCTGCGCGAGGACGGCCTGGTCCACCTGGAGCTGGTCGACCGGCGCCCGGGCACCGACTGGGTGGTGCCCGCGGTGTCCCGGCTGCGGCGGCTGTGGCAACCGGTGGCCGTGGCGATCGGCAGCACGGGGACGCCGGCGGCGTCGCTCATCGACGAGCTGACCGAGGCCGGCATCAAGGTGCCGAAGGACAAGGACAAGCCGCAGCGCGGCGACCTGGTCATCGTGCGGACCAACGACGTCGTCGAGGCGTGCGGGCAGATCGCCGACGCCATGACGCAGGCCACGGCCCGCCACCGTGACCAGACCGACCTGACCGCCGCCGTCACCGGCGCCCGCTCCCGGCGGGTCGGCGACGCGTGGGTGCTGGACCGCACGACGTCGCTGACGGACGTCTCGCCGTTCGTCGCGGTCACGCTCGCCCGGTGGGCGCTGCTGTCGCGGGGGCCGCTGGTGCAGGACGACTACGACCCGGTGGCCAACGTGTGGTGAGGAGCAGGGCATTGGTGGGCAAGGTGCGAGGCGCGCGGCGTGAGCGGTGGCAGGCCGCGGGCGCGAGGCTGCGCGAGCGCGCGCTGTCGGCGGCCGGCACGGCAGCCGCGGGGGCGGGGCTGGGCGTGCGGACGCTGCCCGGTGTGGCCGGGCCGCTGCTGATCTCGTACGGGCTGTGGCTGGCCTGGCCCCCGCTCGGGTTCATCGCGGGCGGCGGCTTCCTGCTGTGGGCGGATCGGAGGATGCCGTGAGCCTGTGGTGGAACCGCAGCCCGGCGGCCCGGCGGGAGGAGCGCTCGCGGTGGCCGGAGGCCAGCCTCCAGCAGGTCATGCAGTCGCTGATGACCCGCTCGTACGCGGACGTCGATCTGTCGTCGGCCGAGTCCGCGCTCCAGTCGACGGCCGTGTACGCGGCGGTCGACCTGATCGCCTCGCTCGTCTCCGAGCTGCCGCTCGACGTATACCGCGGGAACGGCGACGCCCCGGTGAAGATCAAGACGCCCGGGTACATGGAGGACCCGGACGGCGGGGGATACGGCCAGGAGGACTGGACGTACCGGGCCGTCTACTCCTGGCTGATGCGGGGCAACGTCTACGGCGACATCCTGTCCCGCTCCAACGCCGGCGGCTTCCTTCAGCAAGTCGACCTGTTCCACCCCGACTCGGTCAGCGGATCGGTCACGGACGGCACGGTCGAATGGCAGCACAACGGCCGCCCCGTTCCGGCGCAGCAGATGTTCCACCGGCGGGTCAACCCAGTGCCGGGATTCGTCCAGGGGCTGTCGCCGATCGGGGTGCAGGCGTCGACGATCGGCCTGTCCCTGACCGCCAGCCGGTTCGGGTTGCAGTGGTTCCAGGACGGAGCGCACCCCACCGCCCTCCTGATCAACGAAGAGTCGACGATCGACGAGCCACAGGCGCGCGCTGTGAAAGACCGCTTCCTGGCCACGCTCCGCGGCCGCCGTGAGCCGCTGGTCATGGGCAAGGGGTGGACCTACAAGCCGATCCAGCTCACCGCTGAGGAGTCCCAGTTCCTCGCGACCCAGGGCTACAGCCAGGCCGAGTGCGCGCGCATTTTCGGCGCCGGCATCGCCGAGATCCTCGGCTACGAGACCGGCGGCACGATGACCTACGCGAACATCCAGGACCGCGAGCTGTCGCTGTTGAAGTACGCCGTGGGCCGGTGGATCCGCCGCATGGAGCGCATCTGGTTCCAGTTCCTGCCCCGGCCGCAGTACGCCAAGTACAACCGCGATGCGCTGCTGGAGACGAACACCATGCAGCGCTACCTCGCGCACGAGTCCGCGCTGCGCGCGCAGTGGAAGGTCGTCAACGAGGTGCGCCAGAAGGAAGAGCTGACGCCGGTCAGTTGGGGTGACACGCCGACGTCGCCGCCCGCCGCCGTCCCGGTCGACGACCCGGCCGCCCAAGAACCGGAGGAGTAGCCACCATGCCCGCTCTGCGCGGACTGCACCTGATCCGTGGCGGCGCCATGACGCCCGCCCTCACCCCGCGTCCCAAGGCCCGCGCCGAGGACGACGACACCGCGGCGGCCGCCGACGAGATGCCCGTCATGACCGTCGAGTTCTCCCGCTTCGACACCTGGTACGAGATCGACTCCTGGTGGGAGGGCCGGTTCCTGGAGCGCACCAAGAAGGGCGCCTTCAAGCGGACCATCAAGTCCCTCGGCCCGGCCGGGGTCAAGGTCCTGTTCAACCACGGCCGCGACATGCAGATCCACCAGAAGGTCCTCGGCGTGGCCTCGCTCCTGGAGGAGCGGGACACCTCGCCGTACATGGAGGTCCCGCTGCTCGACACCTCCTACAACCGCGACCTGGTCCCCGGCCTGGAGGCCGGCGCCTACGGCAGCTCGTTCATGTTCGAGGTGATCGGGGAGTCCTGGAACCGGGAGCCCGGCCAGGCCGACCACAACCCCGAGGGCCTGCCGGAGCGGACCATCACGGAGATCAAACTGTTCGAGGCGGGGCCGGTGACCTGGCCCGCCAACCCGGACGCGACGGCCGGCCTGCGCTCGGGCGTCGACTGGCTCATGGAAGAACTGGCCGAACGCGATAGCGACCAGTACCAGGAACTCGTACGATCTTTCGCAGCCTTCCGGGCGATCCACGGACTCGGCACCCCGTCCCGCGAGGACGGGCCCGCCGCCCCGGGCTCGCCCCACCCGCAGGCCCCGGCACCCGGCATCGAGCCGGCCCGCCACGCACGCGGACTCACCGCGGCGCAGCGCAAGCGCCGCCTGTCCCTGCTCGGCGTAAAGAGGTGACCGGGATGCCCCCGACGAAGAAGACGACGGAAGACGAGAAGGACTACACGCGGTCCGAGAACATCGAGGCCGCAGAGGCGCGCATCTCCCAGATCCATGAGGAGATGGGCGTCATCGACAGCGAGGCCGCTGGCGATGAGCTGGACGAGGACGCCCAGCGGAGCTGGGACGAACTGGAGGCGGAACTGACGTTCCGCGAGGGCGAGCACCGCGCGCTGGTCCGCGCGGAGCGGCTGCGCGAATCCCGCGAGCGCTGGTCCTCGACGCGGTTCTCCCCCAAGGGCGGCGACCCGTTCGAGGAGGACCCGCGCACCCTGTCCGGCCGGGCGGTGTACGACCGGTCGATGGCGGTGGTCGACTCCAGCGAGGGCGGCCGCCACCTGGAGCCGAGGCAGAAGGAGAGGATCCAGAAGGTCCTGCGCACCCGGACCGGGGACCTCGACGGCGAGCTGGTCGGTCAGCTCCTGCTCGCCACGGAGAACCCGCACTACCGGAGCGCGTTCCAGAAGATCGCCGCGTCGACGACGCCGGTGTTCACGCCGGAGGAGTCCCGGGCGATCGAGCGGGTCGGCCTCATCAAGCGTGCGATGTCCGTCGGCTCGCCCGGCTCCGGCGGCTTCGCCGTGCCGGTGCTGATCGACCCGACGATCATCCTCACCCAGCAGGGCAGCGAGAACGACATCCTCAGGCTCGCGCGGGTGGAGACGATCACGAACGACACCTGGAAGGGGCTCAGCACGGCCGGCGTGTCGTGGCAGTTCCACCAGGAGGCCCAGGCCGCCACGGACAACAGCCCGACGATCGCCCAGCCCGAGGTGCCGACGCACCGTGCCGACGGCTTCATCCCGTTCTCCATCGAGATCGGCATGGACTGGCCGGGCTTCGCGGAGCAGATGAGCATGCTCCTGGCGTCCGGCTACGACGAGCTGCTCGCCGACAAGCTGACGCTCGGCTCCGGCGCCGACCAGCCGACCGGTCTGGTGACCGCGCTGGACGCGGTGACCAACCCGGCGAACATCGAACTGGCGTCGGCGTCGGTGCTCCAGGGCTCCGACATCTACGGCCTGTGGAACGCGCTGCCGCAGAAGTACAGGCGGCGCATGTCGACGGCGTGGCTGTCGTCGACCAGCGTGCAGAACACGATCCGTCAGCTCGGCACCAGCGACCCCAACTTCACCGTGGACATCACCCAGGAGGCGATTCCGCGGCTGTTCGGGCGTGAGTACCCGATGAACGACTACATGGCCGACTTCGTCGCCGGTACGTCCACGGACCCGCTGCTGATCGTGGGCGACTTCCAGAACTACCTGGTCGCCCAGCGCGCCGGCATGCAGGTCGAGTTCCTGCCGATGCTGTTCGACGTCACGAACAACCGGCCGACCGGCCAGCGCGGCTGGTTCGCGTGGGCCCGCGTCGGGGCGGACGTCGTCAACGACGCGGCCTTCCGGCTGCTCATCGACCGCAGCGCATAGCCGCGCGGTCCCCACTCTCCGGGCCGCGGCGTACTCACGCTGCGCCGCGGCCCGGAACCCCCTATCTCCAGCGTGAGAGGAGACCCCCGTGAAGTACTCCCTGGTGAGCGGCAACGTGGCCTGGTCGCAAGGCACCACCCAGCTCACCCGCGGCACGTCCGCGGACGACGACCACCCGCTCGTCCTGGAGCGCCCGGACCTGTTCAGCGACGAGGCACCGGACGCCGAGCTGTCCTCGGCGCCCGTCGTCGAGCGGGCGACCGCCGCCCCGGGCGAGAAGCGCACCACCTCCCGCCGCAAGCCCACCGGCAGCAAGGGCGGGCAGCAGTGACCGAGCCGACCCAGCCCTCTGCCGGCGACGGCCTGGTGCAGATGGCCTACCTCCACCCCCACACCGTCAGCCACAGCTTCCATGAGTCTGTGATGCGGCTGACCGTGTGGGACCAGATGCACGACGGCCGACTCGTCGGCACCGGCGGCCCGTTCATGATCGCCTGCTCCACCGGCGGCATCGTCGAGGCCCGCAACAAGGTCGTCAGGCAGTGGCTCGACGAGACACCGCACGAGTGGCTGTGGTTCATCGACACGGACATGGGTTTCGCGCCCGACACCGTCGACCAGCTTCTGGCAGCCGCCGACCCCGTCGAACGCCCGGTGATCGGTGGCCTGTGTTTCGGCGTCCAGGAGATCGCCTACGACGGCATGGGCGGACGCCGCCTGCGCCCGGCCCCGACCATCTACATGCCCGCCCACGACCCCCAAGGGCACGTGGGGTTCGCGACCCACTGGCACTACCCGAAGGACGCCATCGTCCAGGCCGCCGGCACCGGCGCCGCCTGCCTGCTCATCCACCGCAGCGCAGCCGAGACGATCCGGTCCCACTACGGCGACGTGTGGTTCGACCGGGTCAAGTACCCCGACGGACGCTGGATATCCGAGGACCTGGCGTTCTGCTGGCGCCTGTCGACCCTGGAGATCCCGCTCTTCGTGCACACCGGGGTCAAAACCACCCACCACAAGTTCATGTGGGTGGGGGAGGACGACTACACCCCGCCCGCCACCCCGCCCGTGCCCGAGCACCAGCCCGTGCCCGACGGCGACCACGCCGAGGCGGCGGCCGCCCATGGATAGCCTGACCGTCGTCGTCCCCTCACGCAGCCGGCCGCACACCGTCGCCCAGCTCGCCGAGGCGTTCCGCGACACGTGCACCGAGCGGACCTGGCTCCTCTTCGCCATCGACGAGGACGACCCCGCCTGCGGCGAGTACCGGCAGGCCGTCAGCTCGGCCAACGCCCACGGCCTGCGCGTCGCGCGGGTCACCCAGCCGAGCGGCACGATGGTCTCCGCCCTCAACCACGCCGCCCGCCAACTGGTCGACGCCCCGGGGCAGGTGGCGCCCGAGGCCATCGGGTTCATGGGCGACGACCACCGGCCCCGCACGAAGGGCTGGGACCGCGCCTACCTCGACGCCCTGACGGCGCTGCCCGGCATCGTCTACGGCAACGACCTCCTCCAGGGCGCCAGCCTGCCCACCCAGTGCGCGATCGCCACCGATGTGGTGCGCGCGCTGGGGCACATGGCCCCTGCGGAGCTGACGCACCTGTACGTCGACAACTACTGGCGCGACCTCGGCGCGGCCGCGGGCATGCTGAGCTACCTGCCGGACGTCGTCATCGAGCACCTGCACCCCATGGCCGGCAAGGCCCAGTGGGACGACGGCCACCGCCGCGTCAATCAGCGCGCCCTGTACGAGCAGGACCGGCAGGCGTACGCCGCGTACTGGGCGCGCCACCGGGACCGCGACGTCCTGGCGGTGCGCCAGGCCCGGACGGGGGTGGCTCATGGGTGAGTGGAGGCTGTTCGAGGGGGACGTCCCGCACGTCTCCACCGCAGAGTTCCACCAGGGCCGCGCCCGGGCGCCGCATCTGGAGCAGCCCGGGCACCGGCCCCGGCTGGAGCGCGCCCGCGACCTGGTCGTGGCCGCGCTCCGGTGGGAGCAGTCGGTGACCGCGTTCGGTGACGCGGGGCCGGTCACGGTGTCGGATCTGGGCTGCGGGGACGGCGGTCTGCTGTCCCTGCTCGCCGCCGAGGACGTCGACGCGTGGGGCTACGATTTCCAGCCCTCGAATGCGGCCGGATGGCGCGAGCGGGGCGTGAGCGCCGAGGCGTGCGACGTCTTCGGGGAGGACCGCGACCGGATCCGCGTCGGCCGGGTCGCGGTGGTGACCGAGGTGCTGGAGCACCTGGCCGACCCGCACGGCGCGGTCCGCTGGATCGGCGAGCACGCGCGCTGGATCGTCGCGTCCTCGCCGTGGCAGGAGCGGCCCGCCCGGCACGACGAGTGCCACGCCTGGGCGTGGGACCTCGCCGGATACCAGGCGCTCATCCGGCAGGGCGGATTCGAGGTCGACACCCACGACCGCGTCGGTCCGTTCCAGCTCATCCTCGGACGGAGGCCCTCGTGAAGACCGCACTGGTGACCGGCGCCTGGGGGTTCGTCGGCCGGCACATGACGCACGCCCTGCGCGAGCGCGGCTGGGACGTCGCCACCTGCGACCTCGCCAACCCCGAGCACCCGGTCGACGCGCTCGACGTCTTCGCCCACGCCGACCGCGTCTTCGATCTGGTCGTCCACGCCGCTGCGCTGGCCCCGCACCGGGCGGCGATCGACCGCCGCCCGGCGAACATGGCCTACAACCTCCAGTTGGACGCGGCGATGTTCGACTGGGCGCTGCGCTCCGGGCAGCGCCGTGTGCTCTACCTGTCCAGCTCGGCCGTCTACCCGATCGGTTTCCAGGACGGCGCGGAGCCGTGGGCGCTGCACGAGACGAACACCGACTCGGCGCACGGGATCATGCCGGACGCCGGGTACGGGTGGACGAAGCTGACCGGGGAGAAGATGGCGGCCGCGGCCGTCGAGGACGGGATCGGCCTGGCCGTCCACGTCGTACGCCCTTTCTCCGGGTACGGCGAGGACCAGGGCGAGGACTGGCCTTTCGGTGCTTTCATCGGCCGCGCGCGCCGGCGGGAGGACCCGTTCCAGATCTGGGGTGACGGCAGCCAGGTCCGCGACTGGATCCACATATCCGACGTCGTCGCCGGCGCGCTCGCCGTCGTCGACGCCGACGTCCGCGAACCGGTCAACCTGTGCACCGGGCGCGGGGTGTCCATGCACGACCTGGCCCGGATGATCTGCCGCGAGACGGGCTACGACCCGTTCCTGGAGTTCCTGGTGCACGCGCCGACCGGCGTCGCCTACCGGGTCGGCGACCCGGACCGCCTCCACGGCATCTACCGGCCGCGCGTCACGCTGGAGGAGGGCGTGGCCCGGGCGGTGCGAGCGGCGGTGACCGCGTGATCACGGCGGCCGCCGGGCAGAACGTGGCCCTGGTCTTCGAGGCCGGGGCCGTCCTGTCCAGCCCGACGGTGACGATCGCGCCGACCGGCGGCGGGGCCGCCGTCGTCGGGCCGACGAGCGACGGCCTCGGCGTCGACGACACCATCTACACCTACGTCTGGCAGGTCGACGCGGGGCAGGCGCAGGCCGCCTACACCGCCACGCTGGCGGGCACCGCGGGCAGCGACCCCGTCGAGGTGGAGATCGCCGTCTTCGTCACGGCGCTGCCCGTGTACGCGAGCCTCGCGGACATCAAGCTGGACGCGCTGATCACGGATTCCGACCGTGACGCCCGGCTGGCCAGCAAGATCGCGGCCGCCTCGCGCAGCATCGACAAATCCACGGGGCGCCGGTTCTGGCTCGATCCGCAGCCGACCGCCCGGATCATCAACCCGCTGCGGCGGGTGGCGGTCGACGAGGACGGCGCGCACCTGCTCGTGCCGGACATCGGCGACGTCGACGCCCTGGTGGTGGAGATCGGACGGCCCGGCGCCTGGCAGGACATCACCGCCCAGGTCGAGGCCGAGCCCACCGACCGCCTGGAGCACCTGGAGCCGGTGACCTCGCTGCTCAGACTCGGCGCGTCCTGGCCGACCGGCGGCGGCTGGCGCGTGCGGGTCACGACCCGGTGGGGCTGGCCGGCCATCCCGGACGGTGTGGTCGAGGCGACGGGGATCCTCGCCTTGCGCCTGTTCAAACGGAAGGACAGCCCGGAGGGAGTGCTGGGCTCCTCGGAGTGGGGCGTGGTCCGCCTGTCCCGTACGGACCCGGACGTCTACGAGCTGATCAAGAGCTACATCCTGCCGGGCCTGGCGTGAGGGGGAATCAGGATGCAGTTCTCCGTGGTGCGTGAGCGGCTCGCGGCCGCCGCGTCGAACGTGGTCATGCCCACCGGGGTGCCCGCCTTGACGTGCACCGGCTACGTCCCCGACGGCGTGACCGCCCCGTGTTTCTTCGTCGCCGAGTTCGACGTCGAGTACGACAAGGCGTACCGGCGCGGCCTGGACGCGGCCGACTTCACCGCCCGCGTCCTGGTCGGCCGGGCCGACGACAAGAGCGCCCAGCAGATCCTCGACGCGCTGCTCTCCGGCTCCGGACCCAGCTCCCTCAAGCAGGCCATCGAGGCGGCACGCGGCGCCCCCGGCGAGCGCGCCCTGGACGGTGCGGCCGACGACCTCCAGGTCAAGCGCGTGCAGGGATACCGCTGGTACGAGCACAACGGCACCCAGTACGTGGGCGCCGAGCTGATCATCCACGTCATCGGGAGAGGCTGATGAGTTTCGTCCTGCTGGATGCGCGGCTGTTCGCCGGCGGCGCCGACCTCACCGGCCAGAGCAACAAGATCGAGGTCTCTGCGGAGGTCGAGGAGAAGGACCGCACCAACTACCGCTCGGGTGGCTACAAGGAGGTCATCGGCGGCCTCGCCTCGGCGGAGCTGATGGGCGAGGGGCAGTGGGCGGCGGGCGACCCGGGCATCGTCGACGACGTGTCCTGGGCCGACCTCGGGGCGGTCGGCGCGTGGTCGGCCGGCCCCGATGACTCCGGGGTCGGGGACCTGGCCTACTTCATGCGGGCGCTGCGCTCGGACTACAAGCTCGGTGACGCCGTCGGTGAGGTCGCCCCCTGGTCCGGCACCGCGAAGTCGAGCTGGCCCCTGGTGCGGGGGGTGTTCGCGCACCCTCCGGGCACGGCCCGCAGCAGCACCGGGGACGGGACCGCCCAGGAGCTGGGCGCGATCGCCGCGGGCCAGCGTCTGTACGCCGCCCTGCACGTCCTGTCCGTCGCCGGGACGAGCACCCCGACGATCACCGTCGAGATCGAGTCCGACACCGAGGAAGCGTTCGGGGACAGCCCCGAGATTGTGGCTTCCTTCGACGCGGCGACGGCCCGTGGCGGGCAGATCCTGCGCACCGACGGCACCGCCCGCACCGACACCTGGTACCGGCCCACCTGGACCATCACCGGCTCCGCGCCGTCGTTCTTGTTCGTCGTGGCGTTCGGCATCCGCTGACGCCGCACCCCGCCGCCTTCCCCGAGGGAGACCCCCATGCCCGCCATGGTGCTGCTGGCCGCGTACCTCAACCTCGCGTCCAACGACCTGTCCGAGTACGCCCGCAAGATCGAAGTCTCCGTCGAGGTGGAGGAGAAAGACGTCACCACCTACGCCAGCCTGGGATGGAAGGTCGTCAAGGGCGGCCTGAAGTCGGGTGAGCTGGGGCTGGAGTTCCTCCAGGACGTCGCGCCCACCGAACTCGACTCGATCATGTGGCCGCTGCTTGGCACCGTCGTCCCGTTCACCGCCAAGCTGGACAACGCCGCCACCTCCTCATCGAACCCCGCCTACTCCGGGCAGGTCCTCATCAAGGGCTGGAACCCGATGGAGGGCTCGGTCGGCGACGAGGCCAGCGTCAGCGTCACCTACCCGACGTCCGGCGCCGTCACCCGGACCACCGCCTGATGGCCGGCGGGCCGCCGTTCGCCCTTGGGGTGGAGACGCACGAGGGCCTGGCCGCTCTCACCCGGGCGATCCGCGCGGAGGAGGACGGCAAGGAGCTGCGCAAGGAACTTGCGAAGAACATGCGCGAGGCCCTCAAGCCCGGGGCCGCAGAGGCCAAGAGTTCGATCATGGGCATGGGATCGTCCGGGCTGCGGACCGGGCCCGCGCTGCGCTCGTCGATCGCCCGCAAGATCCGCCCCGAGGTGAAGCTGGGCGGCCGCTGGTCCGGCGCCCGGGTCAAGGCTTTCAAGACCCGCAACGTCAGAGGGTTCGTCAACGCTCCCAAACGCACCAACCGGTCGGGCGGCTGGCGTCACCCCGTCTTCGGTGACCGCGAGGTGTGGGTCCAGCAGAGCGGCAAGGTCGACTGGTTCGACCGCGCCTTCCAGGGCCGTGAGGGCGTCTACAAGCAGGCCGTCGAGGCGGCCATGGAGAACATGGCCCGGCGCCTCGCCGACCGGGCCGGATGAGGAGAAGAGCGTGTTCCTGATCTACCAGCCCGAGGGCAGCAGCGAGCCGACGCGCTGGCGCTACAACCCCCGCAAGATGATGTCCGCGGAGCGGGAGAACATCGAGCGGCTCACTGGCCGCACCTGGACCCAGTTCACCAAGGAAGTCGTCGAGGGCTCCTCCCTCTGCCGCCGCGCGCTCCTGTTCACGTTCCTCAAGCGGGACCACCCCGGCGGCGTGAAGTTCGACGACGTCGACTACGCGTGGGAGGAGCTGCGCCTGGAGTACTCCCGCGGCGAGCTGATCCAGATGAAGGAGTCGGCCTCCGAGTCCGTCAACGCGGAGATGCGCGCGGCGGTCCTGGCCAGCCTGGACGCGCAGATCGCCGAGGCCACGGAGGACCCGGAGGAAGAGGGAAAAGCGCGGCCGCCGATCGCCGACTGAGGCGGCTGGGTGACGCCGCCCGGCTCCTGACCATCCGTCCGTGGGAGTGGGAGCTGCTGACGGTGGAGCAGGAAGAGCACGTGCTCGCCTGGCTGGACGCCTACGAGGACGCCCAGAAGAGGGCGACGGAAGAAGCGAAGCGCAAGAGCCGGGGCCGCCGCTGACGCCCCCCACCTGAGAAGGGGGGCGGGCGCTGTGAGCGATACGTCGCTGGTGTTCAACTTGGTCGCACGCGACCGCACCGAGCAGGGACTGTCCTCCGCGCGGGAGCGGTTCGACACGACGGCCACCGGGATCGGCGCCGGCATGGCGGCCGCGCTCGGGGTCAGCCTCGCCGAGCAGCTCGACACGACCGCGGCCAACGCCAAGCTCGCCGCGCAGCTCAGCCTCGGCCCGCAGGAGGCCGCCGACGTCGCCAAGGTGTCGGCGTCCGTCTACAAGGACGCCTGGGGCGACAGCACCGAGACGGTCAACCTGGCCATCAAGGGCGTCTACCAGAACATCGGTGACACCTCGGATGCGCAGGGCGGCCTGGAGGGCGTCACCTCCAAGGTCACTGCTCTGGCAGAAACGTTCGACCAAGATCTGACGATGTCCACGGCGGCCGCCGGTCAGATGGTCCGCACCGGCCTGGCGGACAACGTGGACGAGGCCCTCGACATCATGGCCGTCGGCCTCGGCACCGCGGCCGACAAAGCCGGGGACCTGCTGGAGACCTTCAACGAATACAGCACCCAGTTCCGCCGGGTCGGTCTCGACGGGCAGACCGCGACCGGTCTGATCGCCCAGGGCCTCCAGAACGGCGCCCGTGACGCCGACCAGGTCGCCGACGCCATCGGCCAGTTCGGCGAGCGGGCCCTGGCCGGGGGCACCGCCGTCGACGACGCCTACAAGTCCATCGGCCTGTCCGCCGGCCAGATGGCGAAGATGATCGGGAAGGGCGGCGACAGCGCCGAGCAGGCCCTGTCGATGACCCTCGACGCGCTGCGCGGAACCAAGAACGAACAGGTCAAGCTGAACGCGGCGGCCGCGCTCTTCGGCGACCCGGCCAACGTCATGGGCGACGCCCTGTATGCCCTGGATCCGGCGACCGCCGCGGCGGCCGCCGGGATGGGCAAGGCGGACGGCGCCATGGACCAGCTCATGACCACCATGGGCGGCTCCGCGTCCAAGAGCCTGGAGCGCTTCAAGCGCCAGGCGCTCGGCAAACTCGGTGAGGTCACCGGGGGGTTCATCTCCTTCGCGATGGACAACCAGGCCGTCTTCGAGCCGCTCGCCTACGTCCTGACCGGGCTGGCCGTCACGGTCCTGGTCGTCAAGGGCGCGATGCTCGGCTACTCGGCGGTGGCCTCCGTCGTCGCCGGCGCGAACGCGGTCATCTCCTGGTCCGGGTGGTCGGTCACGGCGACCTGGATCCGCATGAACGCGGTCGGTCTGGCCGCCTACGGCCGGATCGCCGCCGGCGCGGTCGCGTCCGCCGCGACCACCGCGGCGTCGTGGACCGGCTCCGCGCTCGTCTCGATCGGCACGTGGATCTTCGCCGTCCTGCGGGCCGGGGCCACGGCCGCCGTGCAGTTCGCGCTCATGGCCGCACGGGCGATCGCCTGGGCCGCGGTCATGGCCGCACAGTGGCTGATCGCCATGGGCCCCATCGGCTGGATCATCCTCGCCGTCATCGCCCTGGTCGCGCTGATCGTCGTCTACTGGGACCAGATCAAGGCGGCCACGATGGCCGCCTGGACGTGGGTCGTCGCCAAGCTCGTCTGGGCGAAGGACATGATCATCCAGGCGTTCCTCAACTTCACCCTCATCGGGCTGCTGATCAAGCACTGGTCCACGATCAAGAGCGGTGCCGTGTCGGCCTGGAACTCGACGGTGGCGTGGATCAAGGGGGTGCCCGGGCGGATCTACAACCTGTGGCTCAACTGGACGCTCGCCGGGCTGATCGTGAAGCACTGGCAGTCGGCCAAGACCGGCGCCGTCCGCAAGGGCACCGAGATGCTCAACTGGATCCGCGGCCTGCCCGGCCGGATCCTCGCCACCCTGGGCGGCCTCGGGCGCCTGCTGTGGAACGCCGGCGCGTCGGTCATCTCCGGGTTCATCAACGGCCTCAAGTCCAAGTTCGGCAGCGTCAAGTCCACGCTGGGCGGCCTGACCTCCAGCCTCACGAGCTGGAAAGGCCCCGAGGACGTCGACGCGGCGATCCTGCGCCCAGCCGGCCGGATCGTGATCGGCGGCTTCCAGCTCGGCATCCACGACCAGATCCCCGACCTGCGCGCCCAGCTCCAGCAACTCACCGGGGACATCCCCGGCTTCTTCACCCAGGGCATGACCCCGCCCGCCATGCCGCTGACGGCCGGCATGGCGCCCGTCCTCGGCGCCGCGGCCGGAGGCGCCACCGTGCGCGTGATCGTCGACGTACGCGGCGCCGACGAGGACCTGAAGAGGCTGTTCCGCAAGATCGTCCGGGTCGACGGCCGCGGCTCGGCGCAGACCGCCTTCGGCCGCACCGGCCGGTAGGGAAGGAGGCGCCATGGCTTTCCCCGACACACCGCTCGACATCCAGGTGGACCTGGAGATCGACGGCCAGTGGCAGGACATCACCGCGGACGTCCTGACCCGCGACCCCATGACCATCGTCCGCGGGCGCCCCGACGAGGGCGCCCGCACCGACCCGGGCAAGCTCAAACTCTTGCTCAACAACGGGCGCTCCAACGTCAACCCGGACGTCATGGGCCGCTACAGCGACGGCAACCCCCGCAGCGATCTGTTCGGGAAGATCGGCCGCAACACGCCGGTCCGTGTGCACCTGCCCGCGCCCGAGTCGTACCTGCAACTCGACGGGGACCCCACCGGCACGGTCAGCACACCGCACGCCGCCGCTCTGAACATCACCGGCGACATCGACGTCCGTGTGGAGTTCGACAGCGACCTCACCGACGTCAGCCTGAACCAGTCGATCATCGGCAAGTGGGGCTCGCTCACGGCGGACCGGTCGTGGCTGCTGCGCATCTACGACGGGTTCATCTACCTGAACTGGCTGGACGCCGCCACGCAGGTGCTCGGCTCATGGATCACCGTCGAGCGCTTCGGCGGCCGCGCTCTCCGGGTGACGCTCGATGTCAACAACGGGGCAGGCGGCATCACTGCCGGCTTCTACCAGGCAGACAGCCTGGACGGCCCGTGGGTGCAGTTCGCCGAGTTCACCTCCACCTCGGGGACGACCGACATCCAGTCCACCACCAGCCCGCTCACCATCGGCGTGTACGACGGCCTGCCGAACCCTGCGATCCGGTCCATTGTCGGAACCGTCACCCGGGCCCAGGTACGGTCAGGGATCGACGGGACCATCGTCGCCGACGCCGACTTCCGTGGCCTGGCCGAAGGCGCCACCTCCTTCACCGACTCGGCCGGCCGCGCGTGGACCGTCAACGGCACGGCCGAGGTGCGTAAACGGGCGGACCGGATCGTCGCCGAGATCAGTAGCTGGCCGCCGCGCTGGGACGTCTCCGGCGAGGACCGCTGGGTGCCGGTCGAGGCGGCCGGTGTGCTGCGCCGCTACGGGCAGGGCACCGACCCTCTCCAGTCGGCCCTGCGCCGCCGTATCCCGTCCTTCAACCCGCTCGCCTACTGGCCGATGGAGGACGGCGCCAGGTCCAGCCAGGCGTCCTCACCGATCGAGGGCGTACGGCCCATGGCCCTGTCCAACGTCAACTGGGCAGCCAACGACAGCCTGGTCTCGTCCGACTCGCTCCCCGTGTGGGCGTCGTCCAGCGGCGCCAACCCGGTCGTCATGCAGGGCGTGGTGCCGCCCCCGGCCGCCGCGACGACCGGGTGGCAGGTGGCATGGATCTACCGGCTCGACTCCGTGCCCACCACCCTGCGCACCATCATGCGGATCGACGCCACCGGCACCGTGCGGCAGTGGCAGGTGCAGGCCAAGGACAACCTGTCCCGAGTCGTCGGCACCGACGTCAACGGCTCCGCCGTGTTCGACCAGAACATCGCCACCTCGAACGACCTCTTCAACACGTGGGTCGCGTCCCACCTGCGCGTGTCCGAGTCCGGCGGAACCGTGACCTGGACGGTCAGTTGGTCGGACATCCACGGCAACACAGGCGTCTTCTCCAGCACGTTCTCCGGCACCGTCGGCGTCGTCACCGCGGTGGGCTCCCCGCCCGGCGGATACCACGCCGACCTCGACGGCCTGTCACTCGGACACGTCGCCGCGTTCTCCACCACGACCACCGCCGCCTACACCAGCGCACTGGACGGCTGGACACCCGAGGCAGCCGGCAGGCGCATCGTGCGCCTGGGCACGGAGGAGAACATCCCCGTCTCCATGCGCGGCATCGTCAGCGAGCAGACGACCATGGGCTCCCAGCTCATGCTCTCCCTGCTCGACCTCCTGGGCGAGGCCGCGGACTCCGACGGCGGCATCCTCATGGAGCACCGCGCCCGGCTCGCGCTGCGCTACCGCGGCCGCGCCACCCTCTACAACCAGGCCCCCGCCCTCGTCCTGGACTACACCGCCGAGGGCGAGGTCGCCCCGCCCCTGGAGCCGGTCACCGACGACGCCGACATGGTCAACGACGTCACCGTGACCCGCATCGACGGCAGTTCGGCGCAGGTAGCCCTGACCGACGGGGCCCTGTCCGTCCAGCCACCGCCCAACGGCATCGGCCGCTACTCCAGCACCGTGCAGCGCTCCCTCGCCGAGGACGCGCACGCCGCGTCCGTCGCCGGGTGGCTGCTGCACCTGGGCACCATGGGCGGCGACTCGACGCCTCGCTATCCGGTCGTCCACGTCGACCTGTTCGCCGCGCCCCACCTGATCGACACCGTCCTCGGCGTCGACCAGGGCGACCTCATCCGCATCACCGACCCGCCCGAGGACGTCCCGCCTGGCGACATCGACCTCATCGTCCAGGGCTACACCGAGGCCTTCGACCAGTTCGCGTGGGACATCTACTTCACCTGCACCCCGGCCGGCCCGTGGCGGGTCGCGGAACGCGCCGTGTACGAGGACTTCGAGGACACGGTGTTCGCCCTCGGCTACGCCAGCGGCGGCAACGCCGCCTGGACCAGGTCGACGTCGCACTTCAACTCCGGGACCACGGCGCTGCGGTCCGGGGTGATCGGCAACAACCAGACCTCGGACGCCATCTTCACGATCCCGCCGGGATCGACCCGGCTGGAGTTCTGGTACTGGACGTCGTCCGAGGCGTCGGGGCCGGGGTTCCTCGGCGACCGGCTCCAGGTCATTGTTGACGGTGTCACCGTGCTCACCGCCCAGGGCACCACGCCGTGGACACAGGCGATCCTGGACGTCACCGGGAAGTCGACGGTCACCTTCCGCTACGCCAAGGACAACTCGGCCACGTCCGGCGAGGACGCGGTGTACATCGACGACCTGACCTTCACCACGCTGGCACCGGCCCGCCGGGACACGGCCGGCTCGGAGCTGGCCTCCACCGTCACCTCGACGGCCACCAGCTTCAGCGTGGCCACCACCCTCGGCCCGGTCTGGACCCAGGACCCCGTCCACCTGCCGTTCGACGTCCGCCTGGGCGGCGAGGTCGTACGCGTCACCACGGTCACCGGCACCAACTCGCCGCAGACCTTCGCCGTCGTGCGCTCCGTCAACGGCATCTCCAAGGCGCACGACGCAGGGACCCCGATCCGCCTCGCCGAGCCCGCCGTCCGAGCCCTCTGACACCGAAGGGAGTCACCCGTGCCCGACCTCCTGGCGGGGTCACGCATCACGGCCCTGGACACACCGCCCATGGCGACAGCCGCCTCCGGCGGCACCGTCACCACCACGTCGACGTCCTTCGTGACGGCCGGCGCCGACGTCGCCGTCGCGTTCACCGCGCCCACCTCGGGCCGGGTCCTCATCCAGACCACCGCCCGCATGATCAACACCTCGGCGACGTCGGGCACGCTCATCTCGCCCGAGACCCGCACCGGCAGCAGCATCGGGTCCGGCACGATCATCGAGGCCGCCTCGGACGCCAACGGCGCCTCGCACTACGGCAGCACGTTCGCCCGAGGCACAGCCTCACACCCCATCACCGGCCTCACCCCGGGCGCCGTCTACAACACCCGGCTGCTCATGCGCAGCAGCCTGGTCACCGAGACCGCGTCGTTCGCCAACCGGGAGATCACTGTCCTGCCGGTGACCTGACCGCCCCCTGCCCGCCTGCCCCGTGCCGTCCGGCCCGGGGTTTCGTCATGCCCGAGGAGGGCCCGTGCAGCATCCGATCCCGCCCGACCTCGGGCCACGTACCTACGCCGCCTACGGCCAGGCGGTCGGCGGTCGCACCCACGACGGCCAGCCTCTGCCCGCGTGGGACGACCTCGCCGAGCAGACCCAGGCCGGCTGGACGGCCGCCGCCCGGGCAGCCGTCGCCGCGACCCTGACGGGAGGCACACGATGACGACACGCACCGGACCCCAGCGCTACCCCGGCGCCGACCACTCCCGCCGCTACCAAGGCACCTACCCGGGCGACGACATGGAGGTCAACGTCGTCGTCCTGCACACCACCGAGGGCCGCTCCCTCCCGAGCTACGGCGGCGGCGGGTCCGCGCCCACCCTCACCGCGGTGCCCGACCTCGCCGCCCGCAAGCTGAAGTGGTACCAGCACTTCGACATCGACACCTCCGCGAGGGCGCTCGTCAACCGATCCGGAGGGGTGGAGACCAACACCCTCAACGTCTGTCAGGTCGAGCTGGTCGGGACCTGCGACCCGTCCACCCGCAGCTCCTGGACGAAGGCGGGCCTGGTCCAGGACCGCGACTTCGTCTACTGGCCGAAGGCGCCCGCGTGGCTGCTCGCCGCCGCCGCCGAGTTCCTCGCGTGGATGCACGCGGAGCACCGGGTGCCGCTGACCGGGCCCGCGAAATGGCCGGCCTACCCCGGCTCGTACGGCAACGGCGGCGGCCAGCGGATGACCTTCGCCCAGTGGAACGATTTCCGTGGCGTGTGTGGGCACATGCACGTGCCGGAGAACGACCACGGCGACCCCGGCTCCATCAACTTCGCCGAGCTGCTCACCCTCGCCAAGAAGGCGACCGACACCCCGGCCGAGGTCCCTCCGAAGTACCAGCCCTTCCCGGGATCCCGCTACTTCATGAAGGACGGCAAGCCGGCCCTCGGCAAGTCGTCGCCGATCTTCACCGCGATGGGGGAGCGGCTGGTGGCCCGTGGCCATGGCCGCTACTACTCGGTCGGCCCGGGCCCGCGCCTCGGTCAGGCCGACGTGGATGCCTACCAGGCGCACCAGCGGAGCATGGGCTACAGCGGGGCGGCGGCGACGTGGCCGCCCGGGCCGACGTCCTGGGCCGCGCTCAAGGTCCCGTACGTCAAGGAGGTCTGACCCATGGCCAGCAGTCTGTTCGTGAGCTGCATGCGCACGCTGGTGCCGCTCGGTGTCGCGCTGCTCGTGTCGTGGTCGGGACGGCTGGGGATCCCGGTGGACAGCGAGGCCGCGGCGGCCGCCGTCGCGCTCGCCTTCGCGGCCGTCTACTACGTGGTGTTCCGTGGGCTGGAGTGGCTGGCCGAGCGGCTCGCCTGGCACCCGCTGCGCCGGGCCGCCGGCGCGTTCCTCGGATGGGCGCGGCCGCCGGTCTACATGAAGGACCTGGCCGTGCCTGTGCGGCTCACCATCGACCAGGAGCACCTCGACCTGGCGACGCGGGCGGCGTGGCAGACCTTCCAGCGCGCGATCAAGGGGAGTCGGGAGTGACCGCCGCGGCGGCCACCGGCGTCGGCCCCGTCGACTCCGCGGTGGCCTGGTCGGTGGCGGTGGCGGCGCTGGCCGGGCTGGGCACTGTGCTGTGGCGGATGCTGCGGGCGGTGCTGCGGATCGCTGACCGCGTCGACGAGGCGTGGGAGGACTGGGCGGGCGCGGAGGCCCGGCCGGGTGTGCCGGAGCGGCCGGGTGTGATGCACCGGCTGAGTGGCCATGATGAGCGCCTGGACGATCACGAGCGGCGGATCACCCGGGTGGAGACGCGGCTCCCCGGGAGCCGGGATCCCTGACACCACGACGCCCCCTGTACGGCCCCCACGCGGGCCGTGCAGGGGGCGTTCCGTCGTTCCTGGCCTGGCTGTCAGGGCGGGCCGCTATGCTCTCCGGGTACCGCCCCCGTGGCCCGACACCCGGGGGCGGCTCGCTGTCGGGAGTGAGGAAAGCGATCATGGCGCGCTGGAGCCTGGAGTACTACATCGGGACTCCGTACAAGCCGCGGTCCGTCGAGGCCCAGTTCGACGACCTGCTCGGGGAGCGGATCGCCCAGGCGCACGAGCTGGTGCGCGAGCACAGCGACGGGGCCGGCACTCTGTCGCGCGCCGTCCTCCTCGTCGACGAGGGACTCGACTCGGATCCCGTGCCCGGGGAGCCGATGATCACGCAGTGGATCACGTACATTCCGTACGACCCTGACGACGACCCGGATGCGGACTCCTCCGAGCAGCCACGGCGCGAGGCCATCGCTATGCCGGCCCGGCTCTTCGAGACGTCGATCGATCCGCAGGGCGTACTGCGTCAGGCCGGTCCGGCGATCGGTCACATGCTGCGGGCGCTCCGACTGCACCTGGGCGACGGACGCGAGGCGACCATCCTGCGCGTGGAGAGCGCCGAGAGCCCGGTCTAGGCCCGTCGTTCGGCGTCCGCCAACCGGGCCTCGTAGTGCGCGCGGTCCCGGGGCACGCCGGCGAGCGCGGGGAGGGCCTCGCGGAATCCATCGGCCGCATCCGCCCACGCGTGGCAGACGTACGCCGTGTCGGCGAGCTGGAGGTGAGCGCGGGCCGGGCTGAGCCAGTAGAGCCAGCCGGGCCGCTCGTCCTCGTCGGGGACGCGCAGCGCCAGGGCGTGCGCCTCGTCGGCGAGGCGCCGTGCCCGGTCGCGCTCCCCGAGCTGCGCCGCGGCCATCGCCTCTTGATGCACGGCCGCGGCCTCGGCTGCTGGAGACAGTCCCCGGGGCCCGGCGTAGCGGGCCGCCTCGGCGGTGCGCGCGGCGCGGACCGGGTCCCCGCTCCTGAGCGAGTAGAACGCGCGGATGCGCTGCGTCCAGGAGGCCATGTCCGGGTGGCCGCCGTCGATCGCCCAGCCGTGGGCGAGGTCGATCCAGGCGAGGGCGGGCCCGCGCTGCTGTTCCCTCCAGGCGACCCAGGACAGCCAGTGCGCGTGCTCGGCCGCCAGGAGCATGAGCTGATCGGCCGCGTCCCCGGTGGCGGCCGGGATGAGCCGCGTCACGGTGTCCATCTGGGAGCGGACGATCGGCCAGAGCGTACGGCCTCCGACGGTGTCCTCGGCGCGCCGGTGCTGGGCCAGGACGCTGCCGATGAGTTCGGCGATGCGGGGGTCGGCTGTGCCGGTGCGGTGCGCGTGCGCGATCCGCTCGCGCAGGTCTACGGACGGCGCCCACTCCGGCTCGTCCTCGCCCGTCCGCACGCCGGCGAGTTCGACGGGGACCCGGAGCCCCCCGGCGATCCGGGCCACGACGTCCTCGTTGGTCGCCCGCAGCCGGCCGTTCTCCAGGCGCGACACGTATGCCTGGGTCATCCCGACGAGCTCGCCGAAGCTCTGCTGCGAGATGCCGCCCGCCAGGGTCCGGTAACGCCGGATGAGCGTGGGCCAGTCCCGCCCCGCCCACGCTGCGCGTAGACGCTCGTCAGCCCAGAGTTCCCGACCACTCAT